TGCTAGGCAACTTCTTGGATAACCCTTGTAGTTATCTCTTGTTTGCCTAACAAGATAACTCTATGCCCTAAACAGGATTATTCTAGGGCCGTTATCAAATCGTTATCTCAGGGGGGGTAGGGTTAATTGTATAACGAAATGATAACGGCACCAGTGCACAGAAACGGGTGGAGCCATATTTTGCTAGGCAGTAGCCTTTTTAATATTTAATTGCTCGGGTTTGGCGGGCTACGCTGATTTCGCTAGCTTGCATTCTTAACCAAAATATGGTAGATGCTTAACTTGCGGTTCCTCTGGTTTTAATAGATAATGAGATGTATGAGTAGTAGAGCAGAAGCTTTTGAAGCTGGCAAAGCCGGCTACGAAGCCGCTTCCGAAAAAATTTATCCTACTCCTTATATGCACGCTAAGCAAAAAGAGGGCGACAGAAGTCAAACTTGGATTATGATGGGTGATAATCCTGCTGGTGTAACGTCTGCTGTAGTAGAGGGCATGCCGAGAGCAAACTCTACTGATGTACGTATGTATAAGGGTAAAAAGAACGTCGGAGTGTACATTAGCGGAAAAGATGTTCAGCATATTGAAACTCATTCCGAACACAGGCGAAAAGGAATAGCTACAGCCATGGACCGTCTTGCTAATTTTGCTAATGGTCGAGAAGGCGGAAAACCTATTGCTCATAACTCAATGCGTACACAGCTAGGAGATTCTTGGGCGAAATCTGTTGGCGGTGCGCTGCCAGAAAAATCCCCTAGTTTTGGACTAAAAACATCATTATTGGAAGATTTAAGGTAATGGATAAAGGTAAACAGTTTGCTAAGGTTATTAATTTCCTAAAGTTCAAGGATAACAAGATAGCTGAGACTACTCCGTTTGGCCCTATGAGCAAATACCAGGAGAAACCGGAGAACCGCATCATTCACAAGTCTGTTCGTGAGGAGAAAAAAGATGGCTAATGTACCAAAACAATTTAGACGCGTAGCTAAGGAAGCTACCCTTCGAGCTAAGAGTTCCGCAAAAGGCTACAGCCCTAAACAAAAGAGTGCAGTGAATAAGATGCACAATGAGTACATAAGAGAATCCAACCGCGCTGATGCTCTAAGAGCTCGTGGCCAGGTAACAGAAGCTGACAACATCGAAAACAAAAAATCACGTAACGCTTCTATTCGCTTGGACGCTATGCTAAGTCCAAAGCTAGATAAAAAATTGCTTAGGGATTCCAACCCTGGACCACAGTCTGGGTTTTTAAGTAAGGAGAAAAAGAAGTAATGGGAAATAGCAGAAACAAGAAGGCTCGTGAGATGCGGAAAGCTGGTCGCACAGCTGAGTTCTCTACAGGCATTGATACTTCCGGTCCGCATTGGAAAAACAGCCCTGAAAGCTCAACATATGTTTTTCCCAGCGGCGTAACCGTTAACATAGATAAAAAGACTCGCGATATCATGAACAGTTCTTCTCCTGGTTTTAGAGGTGCACGAGAGTGGCACCCAGAAGATAAAGCTGCTGGTGTTCCTCGTCACCACACTTATCTAAGCTATGAGCAAAACTGCAAGCGCTGTGAAAAGCTAGGCGACAGGCACCCAGAGTCCGAATCCCCTTGGAAGTAAAGTGTAGAGAGAGAAGCAATTAATGAGTAAAAAGTCAAAAGCAGCTAACTCTGACGTAAGAGTAGGCGTAACTTGCTCTGTCTGCGACTCTGATAAAAAGAGAGCTAGAATAAATAAATCTGGTTTTGACCTCTATAAAGATGGTTGGTATGCTGTCCCTAAAAAGAGTGGGGTTAGGGGAGTATCAGACACCTATACGCTTGCAGGTGAAAACATCCATAGAGAAACTCAACGTCACCAGCAGAAGGTATCGATAGCGCATGTGGAAGACACTGCAAATAAACGTCCTCCCCGCGAACCTGAAATATCCGGCAGATTGATAGATTTCACTCATGGCAAGGACCACAACGACTAATGAAGCTGCGCGGAGGAGACGAGTAGTGCCAAGAAACAATGCCGACTTCATAGGCGGTATGCTACATGGCTCCACTCAAAACTTCAAACCTGGAGACATCATTGAACCCCGCACTGCAGGTAAAAATACATCCGACCTTGTAGCTTGGGCCTCAAATAGCTCCCACGCTGCCAAGCTTTATGGCGGCGAAGGTGCTAAGGTGTATGTAGTAAAGCCAATAGGTAAACATGAGACCCTGCCTGGCCCACGTATCGATGAAGAACACTACATGTCTCGTCAAGGATTTAGAGTCATAGGAGAACACAAGTGAAGCCACGCGGACTAAATGAAGAATTTGCACGCGGCCGTGCGCCCGAGGTGCACCAAGTACTAGGTGTATTCACCCAAAATAATGCCGTTTTAGGCTTAGATGTCATGGGGGCCCGTAGAATTAATGATAGAATCTTTACAGGTCCACGAGGAGCTGTTCAGAGGTATACTACTTCAGTAGCAGCAACTAATGTGGCTCAGACACCTTACGGGAGTGCACAATGATTCCAAATAATTCACAATTTTCTAAACCACCAGTTGACCCAGAAGAGCTAAAGCGTTACGGGGTTACTGAGGACGAGTACCACGATATAATGGGAAATCAGCCAAATGAGCCTCTAACCCAGGAACAAATGGAAGAGATGTACCAAGCAGAACTTAAGAAGCAGTCCAAGAAAGAGGAAAAATAATGTACCCAAACAAGCCTCAAATGAGTGAAGGCGACAAGATGGAAAGAGCAAACGCGTCTCTTTTAGGCTTCTTGCCATCAAAGTTTGCAAAAGCAACCAAAAAGCAGGCAGCTGCTAAAGAACTTTACAAAAAGAACATCGCCGAGCACGCTGTTCGTACCGCTACCGTTCAAGACCTTATGAAAGAATACAAGGAAGACCCTAAAGCCGCTACAGAGATTGACGCTTCAGCCGTTGGTCGCGCACGCCGCGGTGAGCCTTCTGTATACCGTACTTCTAAAGACCTCTAGGAGAAATAATGGCAGCAAAAAAGCCAGCTAAAAAGAAGCCTCGTACCCTTGCCGGTACTTCGGGCGGTAAAAAAGTTTATGGCCCATTTAAGGGTTCTAAGAAAAACGGTGGACGTCCTATGATGTCTATTCTTAACCCAGATGGCTCACGTACTTCTATCTCAGCTGCTCGCTATCAGTATGAGAAGAAAAACGGTAAGTTGCCTAAGAACGTGGATGTTGACCACAAGGACAATAACCACTCTAATGACAAGTCTAGTAACCTGCGTGCCTTAAAGCATGGTAAGAACACCGCTAAGGAAAACAAGCGCCGCGCAGGTAAAAAAGAAAACGAAAAGTAATGTTTCCAGAAGGTGCCCAATTTGACATGGGCAAAGACGGTGAGCTTAAGCATTTAGATGCTAAGGGAGTATCTGACGTAACTCCAAAGAACATGTTTGCCGATTTTACCGTTACCCACAAGGATACGGGCAAGGTAATTATGCGTGGGAGCCAAATAAACACGCCTGGTGCCCGTGCTCACATTGAAAAAGAATCTCGTCCGCACACTGTAACTTGGAATAGCGACGCTGAAAAATAATTCTATTTAGTTAGAATTTTGCCCCCCTGCTTGCCATACTAGTTATAGCGTCCCGACGGGGACGTACTCATCCCTATTCTCTAGAGAAAGAAATATAAATTATGCCGAATAACATCGGAAATCCTACAGATAGTTCGGGTGCAAACGCAGTTGATTTTGTATGGGGTAATCTACCTCTACAGCCAAACGACGAGCGTGCTGCAACCGCAACTCAGACAGGTGGCTTGGTCACCTACAGCATCACTGCCGCAAGCGCAAGCTCCGGTACTGTAACTTACACAGCTACAAACTCACTTTCAGTAGGTCAGGTAATTAACATTTCTGGTCTTACTAACGGAAAGTTCAACCTAGGTAACGTATCAGTCGCTACTGCTAGCTCAAGCCAGTTCACTGTAAAAAGTGCTGCAGCTGACGGTGAAAGCTCTTTGTCAACCCAGACTGGAACTGTTACTGTTGTAACAGGTGCAGACCGCTACTGGTCACAGACTACCAAGTCTGCAAGCGCTCGCCTAAACCCTGCTTTGGACAACCACAGCATTGTTGAAGCAGACTGGGCCGGTTACCCTGCTTACACCCCAGCAGTTGGAAACTTCATTGTTACCGCCGCTACTGGTGACGGAACAACCGTAACCTATACTTCACAGAACAAGCTAGCTGCTGGTGACGTTGTTAACGTTACTGGTCTTACTGTTAGCGCGTTTAACCTATCTAGCGCTACTGTTGCTACCGCAAACGCTGTTTCATTTACTGTAACTGACGCAGCAGGTTCTGGTGTTACTGTTACCGGACAGACTGGTAAAGTACAGGCTACCAACGCTCTTACTGCGTACGACGGTGCTGGCGAAGGAAACATCCTTGTTCCTAACGTACTTGGTCTAACCACTGCTAACGCACTTGACGGTCTACAGGACCAGGGCTTCGAGCTAGCTAACATTACTAACACCACTGGCGTTACTAACACCGCTACTCAGCTAACTAGAATCAACGTGACTACCACTACAGCTGCTACTGTATACGTAACTGGCGGTACCGGTACCTGGCCAGTAGGCACTAAGGTCACTATCGCTGCTGGTACAGGAGTTCCGACTGCTCTAGTCGGTACCTGGTCAATTACCGGTGGTAGCGGAAGCACCCTAATTATCGCAGGTTCAGGATGGACTGTAGCCGACACCGGCGCAATCACTCCAGGAACTGTCCTAACAGGTGCCGCTGGTACTGTAAAGACTCAGAGTGCCGCTGCAAACTCTGCAGTTGCTACAACTGGAACCATCACGATTACTTCGTGGGCTTAATCAGCCAATTAGAGAGACCCCAGCCAAACGGCTGGGGTTTTTCTTTTGACTAGCGTAATTTATTATTTAGAGATACAATCGTACTTATGAGTGAAGAAACTGTATTCGGCAAAGGCGCTAAGCAAACTGTTGGCTCCCATAACATTGAGGGTAAAGGATTAGCTACGCTTGGAAAAGCTTATTTGGCTAGTAAATTATTTGGAGACGGAGGCGGCAGAGGACGCGGAAAAGGCGGAGGCAGAGACTACGCTAACCAAGAAGAGCTACACAGACAAAAAACTGCGGCAAGCGAAGAGTCTAAAAAGAACATCATTACTCATACGACTGATGAAAAAATCAGACTTGCTCGCGAACTCCAAAACATGAGAACTGAAGCTGCTGAAAGAAAATCAAAGTCGTCTCAAAATAAAAAAGATTTAAAAACTATAGATAGACAAGATTCACGTAGGCGCGGGACATCTACTAAGCCAGCCGATAAACCTGCTGCTAAGCCAGCAGCTAAGCCAGCCGCCAAACAGCCGGGTAAAAAGCCAGCCGCCAAACAGCCGGGTAAAAAGCCAGCTGCTAAGCCAGCACCTAAGCCGGCCGCTAAGCCGGCACCTAAGCCCGCCGCTAAGCCAGCACCTAAGCCAGCCGCTAAGCCAACAGCTAAAAAGCCAGCAACTAAAACTAAAAAATAGTAGGTTTTATGCCGCATCTTAAGGTTGATATACGTCGCCAGGGCCCTCTAGCGAGGCGTACAGGCTCAATTACCCCTAACGACGTGTTTGAACGCGATTTACGCCCTGTAGGACGCTCTAGAGAGTTTTCTGACGCACTTAAAAGAGTGCAGGGCCCAGTAATTTCCGGAACACCTACGCACATGAAAGCATGGCTTAGATGGAATCCGTAAAACGCAGTAAAGAATTTAAGCAGCCGCTTAGCAAGCCTGCGCAGATAAATGATACGAGATTTGGTATTCGTAGAATATATTTAAACCAAAAAGAAAAGCCAACAACTTTTTCATACGCTAACCCTGGCCGTAATTGGTGGGGAACTAGATAATTGGGGATTTATGAGTACCGACCAGCTTATTGCTATCATTTCAGCGCTTTGCGCCGTTCTTAGTCTCGGGGGAATCATTGTAGCTCGTTTAATTAAGGGCCATACAACCGAAGTCATAAATGAATTAATAAGAGAATATTTATCTGAACTTAAACCAAATCATGGCTCTTCACTTCGGGATGATGTGCTATGTATTAAATCAGACATCACGGATATAAAAGTCGACTTGGCAAATTTAGAAGGTAAGTTTGACCAACATGTAAAAGAGAACAACGGTTAATCTGGTATCATTGATACGAATTAATAAGGAGAACTATGAAATGCTCAAATTGTGACCAGGATGCTCTATATACTGTAGCTCCAGTTACCGCTAGTAAAGTTCATTACTGCAACAGAGATTTACCTGATTATCTAAGACTTGGTGCGTTAGAAGGACTGTATCCGGTAGAAACCACGGCCCCTGTTTCTAGTAAAAAGAAATCAACTACTCCACCTGCCGAGGACACCCCAGCGGAAACAGAATGATGCGAATTACTCGGAAACAAGCTTATCAAGCTCATCCGGTACCTTCACACGCATACTACCCTCCAGAGGACCCGCTAGAGCCTGATATTACACAACAGCCTGAAGTTGTGGTAGAATATGAAGATTCTGGAGAAGAAGAAAAAGCATTTAGATGCAGAAACTGCGGCGATGTAGTGTTTGAATCAGAGCTGGAGATACATGATTGCGGAAGTGAAGACTAATGCCTGATTACGGACCTGATGACCCCTGGAAAGATAAAACTCCTAAATATTCTTATACCCCAAAAACTGATAAGAAAAGCTCTGCGTATCAGCAGACTAAGAAGTGGTTTGATATCCTACTAGAAGGTAGCGATGATGCTCCTGATAAAGATTTTGAAGTAGACACCCCAAGTAATACAGTTTTATCTGTAACTACTTCTACAAATCCAAAAAAACCTAGGACTTTAAAAGCCGGATATGACTTTAAAACCCAAACACTTACGGTAGTTTTTAGAGACGGCACCTGGTGGGAGTATCGAGAAGTGCCAGATTATATGTGGTATGATTTTCAAGCAGCAACCTCTAAAGGAGAATTCCTTAGAGAATCTGGTTTAGACCAGTGGCCTGACATGGGGCCAGCTGATGTAAGCTCTATGCCTAGAAATAGACGTGTTCAAATGAACGACGTAAAGCAGTTTGCAAAACAACTATACGAAGGAAATAAGAAAGACTAATAATATGAAATCAGTCGGACCACTATACGTTGACACAATTAAACTAAAGCACCCAGTATTCCCTATGTTTGAGTGGGGCTGGAGTCAAGAAACAGAGCACCCATACAGAGAAAGCGCTACCTGTATTGTGTTTTGGGTTCCGTTTATTCCACGAGGATACGCTTTTGGTATATGGGGTAAGCCAATCGAGGAAGAAGAAGCTCTTGGCAAAGTTCTTAGGGGGATTAATACCGACCCCGAGGAGATTAAAAAATGGTAATGCCCTGGAAAAGAAAAAAGTGGGATAAGCCGTTTCCGGAAAAGATTGCTCGTAGAGTTTCTCGTATATCTACTTACGACCTTACAGTTTGGGCCGACCAGTCTTTGTACGAACTTGGCAGGCTATTAACTATTTACGAACGCAATCACACTAAAGAAGCTCTAAAAGAATTGGTTACTGGTGCTGAAGCTTTTCACGCAGTGATTGAAGAATTAAATAAAAGAACTACCCAGTTGTAGATACGAAGCATTTGTGGTATTCTTTAAGTGCCAACCATCTTCTCTCCCGTGTGGCACTTGGTGACCCTGAGTCAGATTGGCTCAGGGTTACTTTAATTTAAGGTTAATATGAGTGATATTGAAGACTTTGAAGAACTAGAAGGATATCTAGACGACGAATCATCTATGGATGAGCCGTATGATGACGGCTTAGATGAACTATCACGCGAGGGTGTAAACCAGCTTATAGAAAAAATAATGGTCTTTATGAAAGCCTTAGTAGGGCATGACCTGAGAACATACCAAAAACCTTTAGCTAAAAGAATAATAGAGTCAGTAGTTATAAACGAAGGTGAGGAGATTACAGCTCTTGCCTCTCGTCAGTCAGGTAAGTCAGAGACCGTTGCAGACGTAGTCGCTGCTCTAATGGTTATCTTACCTAGACTTGCAAAAATGTACCCAGACTTGCTTGGCAGATTTAAAGACGGGTTTAGAGTAGGACTATTTGCCCCAGTTGAAAGCCAGGCGGAAACCTTGTTTAGCCGCGTTATTACCCGGCTTACTAGTGAGCACGCACTTGCCGTACTAGAAGACCCAGAAATTGATGATGAAGCTAAAAAAGTTTCTGGCGTAACTAAACAGGTAAAACTTAAAAACTCTAACTCCTCGGTTATGATGATGACCGCAAACCCTAGAGCAAAAATTGAATCTAAAACCTTCGACCTTATCGTAATTGATGAGTGTCAGGAAGCAGATGACTTCACCGTGGCTAAGTCTATTGGCCCTATGCTTGCATCTACAAACGGTACTATGGTAAAAACCGGTACTCCAACTACGCATAAAAATAATTTTTATCGAGCTATTCAACTCAACAAACGACGTGCTACTGGTCGTTCCGGTAAGCAAAATCATTTTCAATGGGATTGGCGAGACGTATCTAAAGTTAGCGAAGAGTACGGAAAGTTTATCCGTAAGGAGATGCTTCGTATTGGCGAGGATTCAGACGAGTTTCAAATGTCATACAATTGCAAATGGCTACTAGAACGCGGTATGTTTGTGTCCTCCTCTGTAATGGATGACTTGGGTGACACATCACAAAAAATTGTGGACGCTTGGCACCGTACCCCAGTTGTAGTAGGTATTGACCCAGCTCGTAAAATGGACTCTACAGTAGTTACTGTAGTATGGGTGGACTGGGACCGCCCAGATGAATTTGGGTATTTTGACCACAGGATTCTTAACTGGCTAGAAATACAGGGGGATGACTGGGAAGACCAGTACTTTCAAATAGTCAGTTTTCTAGAAAACTACAATGTGTTATATGTAGGGGTAGACGCCAACGGTGTAGGTGATGCGGTAGCTCAAAGATTAAGGCTTCTTTTGACTAGGTCTGAAGTTATATCCGTAGGTAGCAGCCAGTCTGAGCAGTCTAAGCGTTGGAAGCACTTAAAGACTTTGATGGAACGCAGACTTATAGGATGGCCAGCTCACGCTAAGACTAGACAACTGCGAAGATGGAAGCGCTTCTACCAGCAAATGACTGACTTGGAAATAAAGTTTCAAGGCCCAAACTTCTTAGCCCATGCTCCTGAAGAGGCTCACGCCCATGACGATTTTGCGGATAGTTTAGCTATAGCCTGCAGTTTAACAATGGATTTGACCATGCCCACCGTTGAAGTAAGTTCTAGCCCATTTTACAGATAAATCTAGTTTATCCTGCGAAAAAGTGAAAATCGTACAACACTTGTATATGAGGCCTCAACCTTTTAGGAGATATTAATGTCAATTGCACCAGACCCACAATTCCCAGAGAACGCCCCAGTAACTTACGACCGTAAGATGGCTGCAGCAGTTCCTGGACAGCGCGGACCACTTCGTTTCGAAGAAGGAATCGCAACCGACACCGACGTTCCAAATGAGTTTATCCTTGGAGCACAGCAGGGTTACACCCCAGCTGCCGGTCGTCCAAACCGTAATGCCCCTGTACACACCAAGACAGCTGAAGAGACCATGCGCGAGCGTGCTCACGTTGGTTCTGCTGCTTGGATTGAAGCACAGGACTACCTAAGCGAGTTCTCCGGAGCTGCATTCTCAGACCACGGTTCAAACGTGTTTGAGGAAGTTTTCCGCGACGGTTCTCGTCAACAGCGTCCAAACCCAACTCAGGTTACGGACTAGGTAAAATCTCTCAGGCCTCCCGTGTCCCACCGATGATGGGGCGCGGGTGGTTTGAGTCTTAGGCGGTGAATTATGGCACTTATTAAGGGTAAAGAAGTACAGGAATCCCCCACACAATATCCTGCTAACCCTAAGCTGTGGAACACTATTACCACGCAAGCAAAAACTAAATTTGCCAAATACCCTTCTCCAGCAGCCGCCCACTGGGTTCATTCAAGGTATGTTCAACTAGGCGGAAAGTTTGTAGATAGCAAGAAGGAAATAGACCCTAGATTTAGGGACTATGCTCAAGAAAAAATGGACAAGCTAGAAAAAGACCGAAAGAATAAGGTCACTAAGCCGGTTGGAAAAGGCAGTATTGCTGGAGAGAGATTTAGAAAATAATTGACTTCTATACGCTACACTATAAGTACTAAAAAATAATTTGACTGGAAGTTCTGAGCAGCATGTCTTCAATTGATTTTTCACCCCCCTCGTATAGAGCGGCATCTTCTGACCTTACAATCAGCATTTCCCCTCTGGGTCTAGTAGAACTTGCTGACGAAGAGTTTGAGGTCCACGGTCCTCGTCTAAACCGTTACTCCCTAAACTGGGCCATGTATCTTGGCCACCACACATCTTATCGACGTCAGGCTGGAGAACCGGCCGTAGTACTGAACTATTACCGCGCTATCACTGACTTTATTATTAATTTCACTTTTAGCAAAGGTGTTCAGTTCCGCAGCGTAAAGGCAACCGAAGGTATTGTACCTAATCTTTTAGAGAGAGTCTGGGAAGTGGACAATAATAAAGCCACTGTGCTTTGGGAGCTAGGGCAGCAGGGCGCTGTTTCTGGAGACTGCTTTATCAAGGTTGCGTATGAGGAGGGGTACGAAGACCCAGCTGGTGGAGTTCACCCGGGCCGTGTTCGTATATTACCGTTAAACTCATCTTTCTGTTTTCCAGAGTTTCACCCTCACGACCGTGAACGTTTAATTAGATTTAAACTAAAATACCGTTTTTGGGGCACATCTCTTGAAGGAACTCGTCAGGTCTACACCTACACAGAAATCCTAACTGAGGACACAATTGAAGAGTACATCAATGATGAAATGATTGACTCTCGCCCAAATCCTATTGGAATGATTCCGGTAATTCACATACCTAATGTTAGAATCTCTGGTTCTCCATGGGGACTAAGTGACTGTAACGAAATTATCAGCATTAACAGGATTTACAACGAAACGGCGACAGACATTGCAGACATTGTAAACTACCACGCTGCTCCTGTAACTGTAATTATTGGCGCTAAGGCAAGCCAGTTAGAAAAAGGCGCTAATAAAGTTTGGGGTGGTTTACCAAAAGACGCTAGAGTAGAAAATCTTGAAGGTGGTAGCCAAGGCCTAAAGGGCGCTATGGACTTTATGCTTAAACTAAAGCAGGCTATGCACGAAATGACCGGTGTTCCAGAATCTGCTCTTGGTCAGGCACAACCTATTTCTAACACTTCTGGTGTTGCCCTTTCTATCCAGTTCCAGCCTTTGATGAACCGCTATCACCAAAAAATTGTTCAGTATGCTCACGGCTTAGAGCGCGTAAACGAACTAGTTTTACGTACGTTGGCGCTAAAAGAGCCAGAGACATTCTTGCTAAATCCAGATGTTGAAACTATGCCTAAGCCGGAGCAACTAGTTCAGCTAGACCCTAATGACCCAGAGACCTATAGGACTTACTGTCACTTTCCTCCGCCTCTTCCTCTGGACAAACTTATTGTCCTTAACGAAGTTCAATCACTTCTATCCCTTGGTTTGCAGTCTAAAGAAGGTGCTTTGCGCGACCTTGGTGAAGAGTTCCCAGAGTCCAAGCTTCAAGAGATTCGTAAAGAACTTATTGATGATGCAGTTGCTGACGGAGCTTTGCGCCTTATTCAAGCTGAAATTGAAAATGAAATTATGACAATCACCGGAGGAATGCCTGGCGGAGAGCCTGGCCCTGGCGGTGCTCCTGGGGGCGCACCTGGAGGCGGGCAGCCTAACGAAGAGGCTATGCCTCCTACTCAAACTATGCTTGACCCACAAACGCTTGACAACGTAACTCTAGGTGAGGCAGAGCTTAGAAACAGACTTGTAACGCAAGCTTACGGAACTAAATTGCCTCAACGACAAATTCCGCAAGATTACGAAAAATAATTTGCATTTAGCAAGAAAATTCGAAGATATCAGGTAAAACTTGATATTGACAACACATTGAGCGGCTATACGTGACACGTGTCCTAGACACATTTGAAAAACGCCCCCG